AGCATGTTCTTACAAGATTACCATCTGCATCAACTACTCCGCCATCAGCAAATGATTCAGAACTGGAGTCACCGCCTTGAAGTTCAAGACCTGTTCCGCCAACTCTATGTCCAAATAAGAACGCTTTTTCTTTTTGCATTTTATGCTCTTGATTCTTCTGAGCACGTAAACGTGCAAGTTCAGAAGATTCGCCACGCAATGATGCAGCAAGCAATGTTCCAGTGACCTGTAGCGGTGTTTTGAAAATCTGACAAGAGTTCCAAACAACACTAAGTTCATCAGCCCATGCTTCAGGTGATGCTGTACCTTCACCTTGTGCATTACCAATAATCTCAAAAATGTCATTATCAACTAATGCAATATCGCTACCAGAACTTGTCCATAATGTATTAACAACAATAACAGTTGAACTTGTTACAGAATCAACTCTTACAATGGCTTTTTTACTGCCATAGCTTGTTGTCCATACTTCACAGATTGCCCCAACTAAACTATCATCGATATTGCAATTGACATTACCATCGACAGTAATAGTTGTATTGGTAACATTATCCGAGTCAAGATTATCAGTATCACTATTACATAGGAAATACTGCTTATGCCACGGATTCCGATGTTCAAACATTTTGAAAATCGGGTCGGGTACTTTACGCTGTTCTCTATTAGAAACCACCGTAGTAAACGGTGCCACGTCAGTCCAAAGTTCTTTAACAACTTGAGGATCAACGTAGAAATTCCTTCGATCAGTATAAAGTACACCAGAGGCTTTTAATAACTTTTCAGTTGCAGCCATGATTTACTCCTTCTATCTTTTATTACCAAAGAGTAATGCATTATTAAACAAGTCTTCATCGCTCTGTGGAGACTCTGCAGTACCAGTTTCAACTGCTGCTGATCTTGGCATTGCAAGAACCTCTTGCGACTTTTTCATTTCTTGTTTTTTCTGCTCCACCCGTGCATCGGGTGCATCTTTCATCATATAGAGTTTGATAAGATGATCGACAGTTACATTGTTTGGGTTACTTGCCCAGTTTACAAAGTCTCCAGCTTTTGTTTGATCAAAACCATAGCCGCCCATTGCATGAGACATAGCATTGTTTTTAACCAAATTAGTTTGCTGTTGAGCATATGCTTGCTCATACTGAGCTCGCATTTCACTCTCTCTGACTTCATCTTTTTGTTCAAGGAATCCCATATAATCGTCTTGGTATCTTTCTTTCTCTAAACGAAACTTGAAAGATGTACTCTCAGGATCGTTATACGCATCGACCTCGTTGTAGTTGACTGGTTTTGTTGGTTTGACGGGTGCCTGCAATGAATTCTGTTGAACTCCCATTTCTTGTTGGGGTTGTCCATTAGGGTTTCCATTGGAGACCGTTGACTGTTGCTGCTGTGCTAAACTTCTATAATAATCAAGTTCTTGCTGTGCATTCGATAGTTCGCTCCTCACCTTGTCTGCCTGACTTTGCCAATATTCAAATCTACTCGAGTCTTCTTTTGCAGGTGCTTGTTCAGGACTTCCTAAGCTCTCAGCCTGTTCTTGTCCTGAGACAGGCGTTTCGCTGATCATTGGTTGGCTCACATCTACATCAAAACCTTCTGGTTTTGCTGGATCACCTGCAGGTGTTTCTACATCCATTAATGGGATCGTAGCTTTTTCCACCTCGTAGCCATACGGTGTTTGATCAGTTTCTATTCTTGCTTCTTGTGTTTCAGCCATTATTTACTCCTTGCGAATTGGTATTCTCCCAGCATCCGCTGTTATTCTTTTAAGCCTACTTTTTTGTCCACTGACTTTGTTACTTCCTTAACTTCTTCTTTAAGTTTAGCAAGTTCATCAGATGCTCTTGACTTATATAGCTGTGTAGCCATTTCAGCCTTTGCTTCTGCTTTAGCCAATTTCTTTTCAAATTCTTTAACTTCAACTCTTTTTCTATCATGGATAGATTCACGCTGTGCAGTCTGTAGATCGCCTTCTAATTTTTTAATCTGTTCTTCCTGCTGCTGAACCTGCTGCATGAGTTTTTGCATTTGACCAGCTCTTTCCAGTACGCCTTCCATATCAGCAACATCCGTTTGTTTTAAAACTTCAATTTGATCAATCAGACCGCTCTGGTAAAGCTGCATATAGTATTCAAACCTAGCCCATCTATTAGATGGAAGAGTTGAGCCAGAGACAATGATAATATCATATTTACCAACAGATATGTCATTTAATTTTTCCATTAGATGACCGCTTATCTCATCATAAATATTTTGATTAATTCTTACTTCTTTAGGTTTATTGTTTGGTTGCATTAACCTAATTACTTTTTCTGATGTATACACATATTGCATTAGACCAACTACAGCTCTTGCTAGTTGATTTACTGAATATTCAATATCATCTTTTTTGGACTTGATACGTCTTTGACCATATTCGTCAAGAGCAACAGTTCCTTTAAATGTTTGCGGGGCAGAACCAACGTCGCCTTGCATAAATGTATATATTCCTAATATTCTTTCTATATCAGCTTTAGCATCCGCTTCGTTTTTATATAATTCATTTGGTAGTGGTACTGGTCCCGCAACAATCGGTTGTCCAAGCTCTGGGTCAAATTCAATTACAGCCGTACCTGCACGACCCCACTCTTCTTCCAACTGTTTCTTGTTCATCGAACCACGAGGAATAAGCAGCTTTACATTAGTAGAGCTACTCGCATGAGCCACAATTAGTGAACGTAGTTTATTAATATACTCTTGTAAACCACGAACTGTTCTAACATCACTAATTGGATATGGATTCCTATGGTGGTTATTCATTATTGGAACAACAGGATAATCTTCTATAGGCAATACAACAGAATACAGATATTCATCGCCAACTGAGATACATTGTTTTATGTTGGTGACCATAACTTTATTAACCATGATTTTTTCATTGTCAATAAGTTCGCCTTTAACGATGGGATCAATAGCAGTATAACTGTTTGGGATAGAATTCTCATTCTCCCTACCAGCCACTGGCGTGGGTTGTCCCGTCATGGGATCAAGTTCCAAGTGATAAACCTTTCCAATTTCGTCATGGATCGCCATGAACTTGGAAACATTCATCTGATCAGTGAATACCTGCTGCTCTCCACCAGAAACAGTTAATATAACTGCTGGTTCTTCTCTGTATTCTGCGTATTGAGGATCTGTTAAAAGTTTCTCATCGTTTGATAAAGGATCAAATACTCTATAATAAGGAATCTTTACCTTTGTATACCTTTCAAATACCTCCAGTTCTCTTTCAAAGTCAATATCAAGCATTCCTTGCTTACGTGACTTTGGAAGTACATCTTCTTTCATAAGTCCAAAACGATTTTCACTTTCTTCGTTTATATGACTTGTTTGAGTTGATTCTTTTATATTGTCTTCAAATTCTGGATATATTTCAATTAATTCTTTTTCTGTCATTCGTTTTGCAATTATAATATTACTAGCATCCCGACAGAAGGGATCTTGTGAATCAGCATCAAAGTAAACTGATAAAGGATCTACTGATTTAATAAATACTTCCCCTTTTCCAAAATCAGCTTCTGGATGTATGTATGCTACCATAACACCCATACCTTTTACATAATAATCATCGATAGCTTGTTTTAACTCCGTATTGCCATTAGATATATCCCATACCCATGCCATAAGGTCTGAAAAGACCCTACCAACTTCTGTATCGGAATTATCACGCCCAGTAGATTGAAACTTAGGAGCGTTTGCAGTAAGCATAGCTTTTGCTTGCTCTACTGCTGGATGGATTACATTAACAACTAAAGGTTCCTGTGCTCTAGCACGTAAAGACTTTACTTGCTTATCAGACCATTGTTTACCAGCTCTAAACTCCGCATCTTCAGAGGCTTGCTTAGCCCAGTCTGAACGTGCAGAACTATAGTTAGAGAATAAGTCTTGTGTAAGTCTTACTTCTGGATGTATCTCTGGCATGTGGAAAAATGCATTTAAACATCAACTTATACGTTTTCGAGGTCATAATTGTTCCTTAGAACTTAGATATAGTTTAAGCAATCATCCAATCAAAACTTTGAGACCTTACATATTGTTCTTTATCTATCTTCATATCACTAGTTTCATGTACTGGTGAATATGTATTTTTCATTGCATAATAGAGACCATCTAATAAATCATCATTCTTAGCTCTAGGGTATAATAGCAATTCATCTCTTAGTTCTTCCATTGAATCCATCATATATACTTTATTTTGAGCAAAGTAAGGCTCCATTGTTTCCAGTCTTGCTGATTTACTATTCCTAGGGCTTTCTTTTATTTCCAAACCAGCTATAAACATATTCTCTTCATCACACCGCTGCCGAATGTATTCTCTAAGCATTTCCTGATATCCTACTGATTCAATACGAACCTTTGACGGTTTCAGTATTTTAAAATGCTCTATTATCTGGTTTGCAAGTTTCATAGGAGTAGCCCTTTTACGGAAGTAGGGGAGAATATACCTGTTGTTCTCTCTATCAACTGCCACAGATACGATTGTACTATAATCGGCTGTCTTTCTAGTTGATGAAGCAGGGTCTACTCCCATGAAGACATTAACTGGTAATAATTTATCTGTTTCTTTATGATTTATACTTTTAAACTGAATAAACGCATCCCCATCTTCCCCGTGTATTAATTTACCATCATATGATTGAAAATACTGTTGTTTAAACAATTGATCTTCATCTCCTATGATTTGGCATAGATATTCTCTATAAAACACAGAAACTCTATTGATAGACTCTAACTCTTCCTTTTTCCTTTGAAGTTTCTCTACTGGATGCCATTCTTCCCATAATGAAATCTTTTTATCTAGGTCTGGAGCAAAATGCATATTTTCCCAACCCTTCATCTCTTTCAATGTTTCTACCATACATCGCTGGTGCTGCGGAGTACCAATGACGGCTATACGCCCTCTTTGCGGGTCCAAGGAAGGTAATGCACTCTGCAGCAGCCAACGTAAGTTTACTTCCATTGCTTCTGAAGTCTTTGTATTGTTTTCATCTTCTGGATCGTCTACAATAATTAATGTAGGTCTTTGATTGCCTTTTTTAATCCCACGTAACTGTTGTCCTGTACCTTTACAT